AAGCAGGGGGATGAAGATACCGTAGGGGGATTGACCGCCATATACAGCATACAGGAGGCCGTAGACACACCATTGCAGGCTAAATACTATGCCGAGGTGGTGAAGGAGAAGTCCAAGCTACGGGAGATCATCCGCCACTCACAGCTAGCAGCAGAGCAGGCTTACAGCCAAGAGGAAGATGCTGACAAGATTAGTGCTTCCCTTGAGTCTAACCTCCAGTCCTTGCAGGATGTTTCGCAGACCGACGATGGCCACATCCAAACGGCAGCAGAGGCACTACGGGAAGACTTCAAGGCTATGCTCAACGGCACCTACGAAGTTCGGTCAGTTCCTACTCGCATTGACCAGATTGACGAGAAGCTGACTGCTGGTGGTATTGCCAACGGTGAGGTGATGGTGATAGCAGCCCCCACCTCATGTGGTAAGACTGCCCTAGCCCTCAACATCGTGCTACAGAATGCTGTCATACATAACATACCAGGCCTCTACTTCTCCTTTGAGATGCAGGCCAAGTCACTGGCCAACCGTATGATTCAAACGTGTGCAGCCGTCCCTCTCAAGCAGATGCGTGACGGCATTATGAAGCCAGAGCATCAGAAGCGTGTATGGGAGGCAACCGATAGGATGGCGGCAGCCCCAGTCTATACCAACCACTATGTCCGTAGCGTAGACGAACTACGTGCCAAGGCTCGGATGTATAAGCGTAAGTATGGCATCGAGTGGATAGTCATTGACTACCTACAGCTTGTCCCCTGGAACTCCAAGCTCAAGAAGCACGATGGTATCGCAGAGGTTTCCCACCAGATTAAGCTCATGGCCATGGAACTAGACCTGCCAGTTGTTCTGCTCGCACAGGTTAATCGTGAAGGTGCCAAGCGTGAGAGTGGGTTAACCCTCTACGACCTGAAGGATTCGGGAGATATTGAAAACGATGCCGACATCATCCTCCTGCTGTGGCCAGATGGTGCAGACGTGGACGAAGCCAAGCGGCACGACCCAGTTCATGGCTCCTACGTCTCTATCAAATACAACATAGCGAAGCAGCGTGAGGGGAATCGAGACCAGAAGGGGAAGTTTATCTTCAAGAATCACATAGGTAGGTTCCACTAATATGCCCTGCTACGCCATACGCTACACCCGCAAAGATATGCCAGACCCTTGCACAGCATTGAAGTTTGCCCACGATCCTCAGACTGCCCTCAAGCTGCTATGCACGGGGACAGAAAAGAAGGGATTTAGATTGACTCGCTCTGGGGTTGTGGTAAAAGTCCTAGAAGTAAAAGAAATACAACAATAAAACAAAACTAAAAATGACATGGTATCACATAAACAAAAACTCAGAAGTTTCCACTTGTTCGCAGGAGCAGGTGGAGGAATACTTGCAGACCTTCTCCTCGGACATGACGTCATCGGAGCCTGCGAGATTGAAAAATACCCAAGAGACGTATTGCTCGCCAGACAGCAAGACGGAATCTTGCCATCCTTCCCAATCTGGGACGATGTCTGCACACTTGACGGTAACCCCTGGAGGGGATCAGTTGACATTCTTTGCGGAGGATTCCCCTGCCAAGACATTAGTGCGGCAGGTAAAGGAGCAGGAATTAGCGGAGAGCGTTCGGGACTATGGAAGGAATATGCGAGACTCATTGGAGAGATGCGGCCTCAATTTGTCTTTGCCGAAAACTCACCTCTGCTTCGCACTAGGGGACTTGGAGTTGTCCTCGAAGACTTGGCCGCGCTGGGGTATAATGCTCGATGGGGAGTGCTCGGAGCTAGGGATGTCGGTGCGCCACATAAGCGAGACAGAATGTGGGTGCTTGCCTGGCGGCGCAATGATACCAACACCAGTAGCGAGCGATGGGACAACAGGAGCAATCATCGGGAAGAACGATGTTTTTTACACAACAAAGACTGGAATGCCACGCAAGATAAACCAGAAGGGGACAAACGGGTCGGTAGGTCTAGCGAGGTTAGTTCAGATGTGGCCTACTCCAGCAGCAAGGGACTTCAGGGAGCTTGGTGGCACACAGACCCAGCAGAATTGGCCGACTCCTTGTGCGAGCGAGGAGAGGGACACTGGAACGAACTGGGAATCGCTCAAGAGGTTAGACAAGGGGGGCAGAATTTGCCGTCGAATGGCGACACTAGGGACACCCGAAACCAAAACCACCAAGTCAGCACAACTGAACCCCTCGTGGGTAGAGTGGCTAATGGGGTGGCCGATAGGGTTCACAGACTTAAAGCCATTGGTAACGGTCAAACACCGCAATGTGCAGCTTTGGCATTCTCTATTCTCTCAGAAGGACTAATATGAAACGTGGAGAAATCAACCAAGTGACAGGAATAACCGAAGGTAAAATGCGAACACTACTCAAGTCTGCCCTACGCCCAATCTGGAGGAACTCCTCACGCAAACGCTTCATCCATGCCGTAAGGCACAGGGGGACTAACCCTAAGACTGGCCGTGGTTGGTTCGTCGTAACCTGTGCAGACTGCGGCAGGGAAATGGGGGTTAATGAAAAGGAGAAGCGCATCAAGAGGGACGGCACCCTAGAGAAGCGTGAGAAGAGCGTCTATGAGGTTGACCACATCCACGGCATCACACCAATGACGGACATCAAGGACACCCTCGGTGACTACTACCACGACCTAATCTACGGAGACATGAGAATCCTCTGCGTAGCCTGCCATAAAAAACACACATTTGCTGAAAAAAAGTCTTGACCTATTTCTAGGTTTCTGAAACTCTCCCCCAGTAAATTATGACAGAAGACAAGAAACAAGAAGCCATCGCCCTCATCAAGAGGTGCATGGAAGAGGCTCATAAGAATAAATACAAGGACGTGGCAGGCACAGTTTACATCGACACCCTCCTCGACCTTTACAGTTTAATCTCAAACAAACCAATTAACCAACAATAATTATGTCAAGAACAAGATCAAATAGCCAAGGTTCCTCGAACCCAGCAACTAAGTATCTCGGTTGGGATACTCAAGCTTCCGCATGGGAGTTTTACGATAAAGAAAATAAGAAGTCCTGCACCCTCCCGTCCAGCACAGCCTTCATTGTCCTGGATCAACTCAACACTGCTAAGGGTTGGGACGATCGCAAGGGTGGCCTCTGGTCTAATGAGGTTCGCTCCGTAGCTGACCAACTTACCATCCGCAGCAAAGATGGTGTTGTTGCTACAGGCACATGGTCAGAAGTTAAGACGACCAATGGTATTAAGTTCACCAAGTCTGTCTATGCTATGGCTAAGGTTGGAGAGGGCTACGAGCTAGTCAACTTCCAGCTTAAGGGTTGTGCACTCACAGCATGGATTGAGTTCCAAGACTCCATCGGAGGCCAAAGCAAACTTGAGGGTGATGTGGTTGTTGCCATCAAGGATGTGGTGGCTGACAAGAAGGGGGCTGTAAGCTTCAACAAACCAGTGTTCGGAATTGTTTCTGAAACCCTGTCCTCAGACGCATCCGCCGAAGCCGACTGCATGGACGCAATGCTCCAGGAGTATTTAGACTCCTACTTCAACACTACTAAAGAGCCAGCTACGGAAGACGAAGTTGTTACACCACCAGTGGTGGATGAGCCAAGCTTCGATGACGAAATCCCGTTTTAGCCAACCGTTGTTCTGCACTAACTGAAAACCCCAAGACGTGGCGAGGGAGCATATCCCCCTAATAGCTCCCTCGCCCAACAACTTTCAATATGACAGTAAAAGAAACCAACCCCAAGGATAGAATAGGAATACGCAAGGTTCCAATGTCTGGCCTACCAGCACCCGTCCTTATGGAATGTGGTTTAGTTAAGTTGCACGGAGACTTAAAGTATGGCGCATACAACTGGCGACACGCAGGGGTGAGATCATCCGTTTACTTTGATGCTGTAATGCGACACTTGAACGCTTGGTGGGAGGGTGAGGACATTGACCCAGACTCTGGTGAACACCACATAGCCCACGCAATTACAGGTCTAGCAGTTCTCCGTGATTCTCAGTTATTTGGCAACTGCACCGACGACCGACCGAAACCGCACACATCAGGATGGATTCAGGAACTAAATGAACGTGCAGCAGCAATGATGGATAAATCTAATAACACTCAACCAATTAAATAATGGACATCATCGACCAATACCGTGAGATTATGGCTCCCGTAACTAAGATCACGGAAGACGTAATCAATGGCCTAATAACCGAAGACGAAGGGCAAGCCCTAGTCGACAACCAGATTGCCAACCGTTCCAGGGAAGACCGCTACGAACTTGAGTCCATCAGGGACGACATCCGCCGCATGGTTTACCGTGCAACTAAAAGAAACCTTATAGCCTAAATCTTATGAGCACAAAACCAATCCTCG